GCGCCTCTACGTCAAATTAAGATCATTGGATACAAGGACAAGAGTGAATGGGAACTGTGTCCTAAGTACAACATCGGGAACAAATGATTGGGTTTGCTGAACACCTAGATGAGATCAGACAAAAGAAGCATTGGTGGACTAAGACGGATTTTGATATCACTTGGGAGCAAATGCTTCATCTGATTGATACTCATCCAGAACGGTTATATGACTGGAACCGAGAGAAACAACGGCTGGGTCTGAACGAGTTTCATACAAGGCCGTCTGCTCCTCAGTTCGCAAAGGATGTTGTTGCGGAGATGCATGAACTCTTTGCTGAACCCGCACCCAAGAAAGAAAAATACGATAAGGGACATCCTCATGTTACGAACATTGCTTTCTGTGGATTCGGACAGTACTCTGGATCTTACCCTAGACATGCGGATAGTATGGATGTTTTTCTAGTCCAGATACTTAATCCTTGTAAGATTACGATAGGACAGTCCCAAGCACCTAGTAACTCTGATGACATACGTATTATGCAGCCAGGCGATGCCGTGTGGTTGCCACGGGGTACATGGCACCAACTTGAACCCAGTGTATCACGGGTCACATTCTCATTTGGATTTGAGAGTGACCCTGATTGCGATCCAGCCAGTTTCGTTTAGAGATACTGGATCGTATAAATAAGGTCGGAATGCCGAATGATTCGGGTTCCGATTTGATCTTGCTAAACATAGGAGATATAGCGACATGACAAACCTAAAAGTAGGTAAACAACTCTTTCCGAAATCTGCGTTCATTGGTTTCGACCATTTGTTCAACGAACTGGAATACGCAACGAAACATGCTAATGACAACTATCCGCCTCACAATATTATCAAAGAGACGGATGATCAGTTTGTCATTGAAGTTGCTGTTGCGGGATTCAAACAAGAACATATCAACGTAGAACAGAAGGAGCGTTCACTCACGATTACAGGCGAATCCGACAAAGAAGATAGGGAGGTTATCCATCGTGGAATATCTACCCGCAGCTTCAAGCGTCAGTTTCGATTATCGGAGTATGTCCAAGTAACCGGAGCCTCTCTAAAGGACGGTATTCTTGCAGTAACCTTGAAGTTAGAAATCCCAGAAGAGAAGCAGCCTCGTAAAATCAAAATCGATTAACGAGGATAAAAATGAAAGTAATCTCAAAATCTGAGATCGCGTTGTTCGCAGTAGTCACGCTTGCGATGGCACTGTGTTTCCAACCGATTCTCTAAAAAATCAGGGGGTGGGAAACTGCCCCCTTCCTTGTTATGAAAGCATACATGTTAGCCAACCTAGACGATCCGATATCTGTGCAATACACAGAGATAGCACTAGAGTCGTGGGCGAAACAATATATCCTTGACATTGAGGTGATTCAATGTTACACTCCTGATACGATTACTGATCTTGAACCTCTGTACAACTGGAAAACTCTTCGACACAAACTACAAAAGGGATCTATGAGCAGTCCTAGTGAAAGGGCAGGAGATATATCCCACTGGCAACTCTTACATAAACGTGCAGAAGGTGATGCGCGATTCTATGTAATGGAACATGATTCGTATTTGTTAGACGCTGATGAGTTTGAACGACAGTTTGATTTTACGATGGAACACAACCTGGCTTACGCTAACCATGGACTATTCATGTCTTGTTACTCTGTGTCCGAAGATGCTGCGAAGTACATGACGCACTTATTATTGAAACGAGAATTCCCACTAAACGGTGGGCCCTTTGGATGTATGGAGAGACTGGTTAAGACCTACATGTCAGACAACCCATCTAATGCTGGATTCCGTTGGATGTGTCACCACCCCAATGCAGACCATGTGAACGTGGGTGGTTCGTCCGAAGCATTGAGGGACTGCTATAACTATCGTTCAACTACCAGTACTCCGTTCACTCTTGCGTCTACTCAGGTGATATCCAAGTCTTTTGGTATCACGCAAGCCCATCACGGGATGAACAAATCCCCATGGGAAAGGAGTCCATATTTCAAAATTATTGATTGACATTCCTCGTCTGATGGTGTATAATGTCCGTCTAATTATGAGGTGATAATGAAGTTCTACACATCAGTACAACGATACGGTAACACGATCCTCTATCGTGGATACAAGAACGGGGAGCGGATCAAGAAACGCATACCCTTCAAACCTACCATGTATGTCTCCGGTGAATCCGAGTGGACAACCCTAGAAGGTAAGTCTGTTGCTCCGTTAGAGTTCGACTCTATGCGAGACGCGACTGACTTCATCAAGCAATACGAACATGTTCCTACCATGAAGGTCTATGGTATGAACAACTTCATCAACCAATACATCACCCAAGAGTTCCCCAAGGACATCACCTTTGATCGTGACCAGATCGTCGTGTCTACTATCGACATTGAGGTACAGTCTGACGAGGGATTCCCCGAACCGGATCAGGCAAACTATCCGGTGATATCTATCTGCACCAAGGCCAGCAACGAGGAGTTCTTCCGTGTCTGGGGTCTGGGTGAATACAATCCTAACGAGAATACAATCTATAACCAATGCGACACAGAGTTGCAACTGATTGATTCCTTTCTGAACTACTGGCAGAATCATGGTTCACCCGATGTGGTGACTGGTTGGAACTCCAAAGGATTCGACATCCCCTATCTTGTAAACAGAACAAGGAAAGTCATCGGTGAGGAGTCGGTCAAACGATTCTCACCTTGGGGTGTGGTCAGTGCCCGTAAAGTTCGCGCCAATAAGTTTGGTATGAACGAGACTGACACCTATGACATCATGGGTATCGCACAGTTGGATTACTTCGATCTGTTCAAGAAGTTCACCTACAATACTCTGGGTCAGCAAGAGTCCTATCGATTGGATCACATTGCTCATGTGGTGTTGGGTGAACGCAAACTGTCCTATGAGGAACACGGTAACCTGTACACTCTGTACAAGGAAGACCACCAGAAGTTCATTGACTACAACATCAAAGACGTTGAACTCGTAGACAAACTTGAAGAGAAGTTAGGCATCCTGACCCTTGCAATGACCATGGCATATCGTGGTGGTGTGAACTATGAGGATGTGCTGGGTACGACTGCGATCTGGGACAGTATCCTCTATCGACTCTTGCACAACAAGAAGGTAGTCGTACCACCCAAGATTGAGAAGCCCAAGGGTGACTATGCTGGTGGTTATGTGAAGGAACCCCAAGTAGGTTCACATGATTGGGTGACCTCTTTCGACTTGAACTCTCTATACCCTAACATCATTGTTCAATACAACATGTCACCCGAAACTGTGGTTGATGGTCTGGTGCACACCAGCGTGGAACACATGTTGCGTGGTATGACTGAGCACGATGGCAAGTATGCCTTGGCCCCCAGTGGTGTCAGGTTCTCCCGTGAGAAAGAGGGTGTGATCCCCAGTGTCATTCGTCAGTACTACAGTGAACGACGAACCATCAAAGATGAGATGTTGAAGGCGCAACAAGAGTACGAACAGAATCCTAGTAGGGAACTGTCCAATAAGATTGCGACTCTTGACAATCAACAGATGTCGATCAAGATTCTGATGAACAGTCTCTATGGTGCACTAGGTAATCGGTGGTTCCGATACTTCGATCAACGTGTCGCTGAGTCCATCACTCTGGCTGGTCAACTGTCTATCAAGTGGGCAGAACGTGCGGTCAACCGTGAGATGAACAAACTGCTCTCTACCGATGACGAGGACTATGTGATTGCGATTGACACCGACTCAGTCTACATTCGCATGGGTACTCTGGTCGATAAGTTCAGTCCCAAAGATCCGGTCAAGTTCTTGGATAAGATTTGTGCAGAACACTTTGAGAAAGTTCTGGAGAAGACCTATCAAGAACTAGCAGACTATACCAGCGCGTATGTCAATCGTATGGAGATGGGACGCGAGGTCATCGCTGACCGTGGCATCTGGGTTGCAAAGAAACGATACATCTTGAATGTACACAACTCCGAGGGTGTGCAGTTCGCAGAACCCAAACTCAAGATGATGGGTATCGAGGCCATCAAGTCATCTACCCCGATGGTGGTGCGTGACAAGATGAAAGAGATGTTCCGCATACTGGTTGATGGATCTGAGTCCAAGACCCAGAACTTCATCACCAAGTTCCGCAACGAGTTCTCTGCACTACCTGCCGAGGATATCTCGTTTCCCCGTGGAGTGAGTGATGTGGATAAGTGGTTGGATCGTAAGGCGATATACAAGAAGGGTACACCCATCCACGTGCGTGGTGCGCTGTTGTACAATCACTACACCAAGGACATGTCTCGTTATGAAACCGTGAAGAATGGTGAGAAGGTCAAGTTCGTCTATCTCAAGACGCCTAACCCTATCAAGGAGAATGTCATCTCCTATCCAGTCAACCTGCCTCGTGAACTAGCACTTGATAAGTATATTGACTATGACAAGATGTTCGAGAAGACATTCCTTGATCCTCTCGAACCCATACTGGACGCAGTCGGGTGGACGGCTGAACCCCAAGCAACACTGGAGGACTTCTTTGGATGAAAACAAGAATCCATGTCAATCAGCATAAGATTCGTTCTAACAAGAAACACGGTGACCGAGAACCTGTCATCACCGTGAAGGACTATAAGAACAATCGATACACCGACACAGCCATCATCCGTGATGCGGATGGTAATGAGGTTGCACGTGTAGTCTATTCCCCAGACAAGCCACTGTCTTGTGGTGCTAGAGTCTGGATTGAAACTGATTTGGAAGTTAGTACTTGACAAACCCTGCCCGGCCTGTTACTATACCACAATGAAATATTCTCTTACGATATTCAAAAATACGTATGACAACCAGACTCACCGGAGGATGGAGTTCGATACGTGGGATAAGTTTGAGAACCTACTTTATGAACTATCCCAAAAGGAGGGTAGAAAAGGTGGAAGTAATTCTTCTGTGCTTATTAGTCCTGCTACTTATCACACCGATACTACACGGTCTAATAAAAGTGTTGCTCTATGGGGCGGTTGGGCTTGTCTTGATGTCGATGATTATGTGGTACGGGGTGATAGTGTTCTAACACC